CACTCCGTCAAAAGCAAGGTCGCCACCATTAAACCAAGTAGTACCTTGGCTATTAACCCCAGCTGCACCAAGTCCTTGCGCACCAAATCCACCTAAAGCACGAACATAAGCACGAGCAATAGCAGAGTTACAATAGATATGTAAATCTTCTTTTCCGTAAACTGCAGTTGGAATTGCATCTACTACTTTTCCTAACTCGTCAATTACGTTTGATGCAGTCACGGTTGTACCAGTTACATCTACTACATCAGAGTCAGCTGCAAGTTGCAATTTCAAACCATTAAATTGTCCGTCATTTGAACCATTACCATCCCAAATGTTTTGCTCTGTTTTCTGAGCTACCTTCTCAGCAACGTGAGCAAGGATGAAATCAGAAAAGCTCGGAGGCAATTGGTCAAATGTAGAGAATCCCATTTGTACTGCTTCCCAGTCAGAACGGAAATCTTTTTTACACAATTGAAGGTTCACTTGGAACTCATCAGGTTGTAAAATTCTTTCCGTCAATGTTACAGTAGAAGTAGCAGAGAAATCACAAGATGCATCTTTTAAAATTGCATCGGTGTTGATTTTCTTGATTACCTCTTTGAACTTAACATTTGGTTTGATAGTAATACCACCACCCTCGATAGTATTAGCACTCAGCAATGCTGCTGAGATATACTTACCCGCAAATTCTCCAGCGTAAGTAGTTGTGATTGATGTAGTTGTTGCCATCTTTCTGTTTATTTATTTATTTATAATTAGCCATTTTCTCCAATACTCTGTCAAGAGTAGTTGTTCTTCTGTTTGAAGCAAGTCTATGAACTGAAGGTTTGTTTGATTCTTCAGGGTTTGCTTTGATTGGTTTCGCTGCTGGTTCTTGGGCAGACATTTTGGTTTCTTCTTTTTCCTTCTTGTCTTTCTTCTCCATCATAGCTTTGACTTCTTCAACCATTTTCTTAACCTCGTCAACTGCTTCAGCAAGTTCACGCTTTGTAGCGTAAGCCATATCTTCTTTCTTGTCTTCTTCATCAGCCATTTCAACTTCCTCAGTAACTTCTTCCTCTGAAAGTTCAGCAGATGCTTCTTCTTCCTTTTCTTCCTTCATCATATCAGCGATGATTCCTTCTTCTGCTACTACGAGCATCATACCATTTTCAAGCTCGTACTTGCCTACTGGCAATGCAACCTTTTCGTCTTCGGTCATAATAAAAACAGATTCTCCCTTTTCAAACTTCTCTGCTTGAATGGTAGTACCATTTT